GAACCACCAACAGATACAATATCAATTTCTTCTCCAAATCCCGCAGCAGAAGTTTCTCTAACAATTCTAAAAGAAATTTCATTATTAACAGTATAAATTAATTCACCACCAGCCCATTTTCCTGCTTTTTCATCAGTGGAAAATTCTCCATTTACATTATCAATCCAAATTCTACTTCTTCTTTCATCTATAAATCTAATAGTAGCTGTAGAATGGGTCTCTGCTCCAATAACAGTCATACCAATAACATTATCATATGATATACCAGTATCTAAATTTATACTATAAGCAGTCCAATAATTTTTAACTAAATTAATAGTATCAGTATCTTCATATCCAGTCCCTGGATTAATAATATTAACACCATCAATAATACCCTTTTCTGTTTTTACAATTTTTACTATGGCGCCTTCACCATCTACCTCTGTTTCAATACCATCTACAAATATTTGTTTAGAAACACTTAATAAATCACCTTCTTCATATCCTGAACCAGGTCTTTCAACAGAAACAGATTCTATACCTGAAATAATTTTACCTTCTACATTAAAATCACTATTAGCTAAACCAAAAACTGTTCCATCTTCTTGTAAAAAATTAACTGTTTCGCCTGGAATAAATTCTCCAACTACACTAGCAACATCAATAAAAATTTCTAAAAAATTAATATTAAAATCTCTTTCTGTTCTAATAGAAGATATAGTTACAGTAGCATTACTTTGAGTTCCAGACATAGTATAACCAGTCAATCCTAATATCTCATCGCTTTCTGTAATATTTCCTGTCGGATTATCTACTGGGTCTAAATCATCAGCAGCTATTACTCTAATAGATCTAATTTCTCTCCAACTACTTCCAGATGCAGTTAAAATAGAATCTTTAGGATATTCAATTTCAATAGATTCATTGAATAAAATTCTAAATAAAAATTCAAATGATTTTTCTGATCCTTTAGATTGATAAAAACTTCTAATATTTTTCAATAAAGTTGTTCTATCAGTAAGAACATTGGCAGGTATATTCTGACCATACTCAGAATTAAACATTTTCATCATAGAAAATGTTGTCTGATCAATATCTCTTAAACTTTGTAATTTTAAAAGTTGTTTATATAAAGATTCTCTATTTGCATCAGCATCCAGTATTTGAGTATCTTTAACTTCTGTTACTAAAACAGATTTATAATACTCTAAAGTGGGCTCATATTCTTGTTCCAAATATTCATAATAAAATTCAATCAATTTAACAAATCTAGAATAATCCAAACCTGTTGAATTTTCATAATCATAGAGAATACTTTCTGGAAGTTGACTCTTTATAAAGGGAGATAAAATATGTCTATGAGAAAACATTATGTTGCCTTAATTAATGTAATTGCAATATTTTCTTCTTCTACTAATAATAACTGTTCATTTATAGCATTTACGTCTGATCCTGATGGCAAAACAGAAAATATAATACTGTCAATATCTGAACTTTCTGTTATTATCAATGAGCCTAAACTAATAATTCCTGCTGCATAACTTATTGTACCAAAATCTGAATTTATAGTAGTTATAGTAGAACCATCAATCTCATTTAATAAAACTTTTCCACTAAAATCATCTGCTAAAGTATAATAATTAGTCTGTCCTAAAATTTTAAATTTAGAACAAGAAAGAGATCCTGGTTGAATAGCATTATAATATTTAACAGTAAAAGTTTCTTTTTTTGAAGAAAAGGAAGGAAATATTTCCTTTCTTAAACTAATAACTGTATTATTATTAACAATACTTGATTCTGCATTATCAATAACTGCAGCAAATGTGGAAAATTTAAAATTAGAATCAAAATCTGTTAAAGTAATTTTTCCATAATTAATAATTGCTTTTTCTATAATATCAACCATAACAGCAGAAGATAATGTGGCTAAATTTTCGTTATAATAAACATCAGATGTTATACCAATAGAAGTATAATCCGGATCAACTATTTCTGGAGTTATAGTAACTGTCTTATATTTTTTTAAAATATCATTAACTATATTATCTTTAATGCTATCAGATAAAGTTAAACCTGTTGTAGGCTTAATAGCAAGAAATACTTTACCATAATAGGCAGGAACATTATCTTCTCCGCCCCAAACTTTTACAGCTTCTATATTGGCAACTTGAGATTGAATAATTGATTTATAATCAGACGATACAACAGCCCTTTCTTGTGTTTCATAAATCTTCGGAGCCTTAAATTTAATAGAATCAATTGTTTCAGCCGCAGATGTTCCGCCTGAAGAAGGTGATACAACAGTCACACTAGCTGTACCGGTAGAATGATTCTCAAACGTTATCATTTCAGCTAAGATAAAATTTTCAGAAATATTATTAGAAGTTTCTCCATTGGTTACAATATAGCTTAAATTTATTAAATTTCCATTAGCTAATTGTTTTCCTAATATTCCATCTCCGAAATAAACTTCATATTTTTCCTGTTCTACTTCTTGTAAAAAATAAACAAGTGATTCAGATGTCAAACTTATATAATCCTCAACTTTTGTATAAGTAAACAAATTTGTTGGATTAATATAAGACTCTGCTATTTTAACTTCTAATGTTGATGTATCAACATTGTCCGAAGGAATTAAAAATCTCTGAGAATTATCATTTATATTAACAATATAATTATACTCAAAATTTGTTCCTTCTATCAATTCAATATCAGTAAAATTAAAAATTCTACTAGAACCAACATCAGTATATACTTTAGAAGAATAAGAATCAGAAGTTAAAAATTCATAAGATACATTTTCCCTAGTAGCAGAAAATCTAGTATTTTTAGGAATAACAAATGTAGATAAAGTTTGAGTGTCTAAAGTCAAAGTAAGATTTATTTTACATCTAGGAGCCGTTATAGAAGATGGAATATAACCTAATTGTTTAGCTATACTAACAGTTGCTTCTCTAGTTGTAGATGAGTCTAAAAACATTTCATTAGTAATCATATTCATATAATATGAATTATGATAAGTATTGTAGGATAATACATCTAATAAAACATTAAAAGCTGAACCGTCAAAATCATAATCACTAAATTCTGTCTGAGCAGAAAGAAAATCTATAAAATTATTTTTAATAGATGTAAAATCCAATGAACTAATATTTAAATCTGCCATTATCTTACCCTTTCTAATAATTCTGTTATATTTAAATCTTGAGATACAACTTCTTGTGAACCTAATATAGTATAATGTACAGAAATAGAATAACCATATTTTTCTTGTTCTGGTATAATTATTACATCAATAACTTCTATTCGTTTTTCAAAATTCTTTAAAGCTAATAATATTTCTTCCCTAATTACATCAGCAGTTTCATCATCCATCATCTCAAACAAATAATTCCTTAACTTACATCCCCAAAGAGGTTTAAATGTTCTCTCTCCTGGAATAGTAAATAGCAAAAATTTTACCGCTTGTTTTATACAATCTTCTTTTGTTTTCTTTCTTATATCTTTTGTAAGAGGATGAAAGCCCATATTTAAGTCTATATCAGAAAATGAGTCTATTGATCCAATTGGCATGTTATCATTCCTCCACCTATATATGTTATTTATAATACCTGATTAGTCTAATTTAACTTTTTCTGAAAAATATACATTATCCGCATTATCGGCATGTATACCATTTAGCGAATCAGAAAGATCTGCTTTTAACACAACTTCATTTATAATTGTTTCCGTAACCTGTGGAGTACTTCCACTATTACCTAATGATCTACTAGCAACACTACCACTCGGAGTAGTAGATCCAGTATTACCCGATCCAGCATCAGCCCCCCAGGCAATAGAATGACTGTGAGAACCTATACTAACACTATGATTGTGTGATCCCAAACTATGAGAATGTGCTGGAATAGTATAAGTATGTGATGGTACGGTATGAGTATGAGTCTGTAAAAAAGTAATTATAGTTGTTAATATTGGCTTTAACTTTGAAGCCAAAACCGCCTGATCTCCTGTACCCATTAATGCTACAGCTTCTTCAGCAGTTAATTTAACTGTTCCGTCTGTTGATGTCAAATTAACATCTCCATTAGCTGTTAAAGAGATTGATTCTTCAGTAGAAGATAATATCATTTCTTTGGCAGAAATTATAGAAACTGTTTCTGTGGTAGATAATGTAGAACTGCCTGTAACAGTATCTATGGCTGTTCCCGTTTCACCTACATTTCGTGTTGAAGTTATTGTTCCTGCAGTTTTAGATTCTGAAATAAATCCATCATCACCTGCAGATGAAACAGATGAAATTACTGCACCTTCTCCTGAAGCTGTTTTAGTTTCTTTAATTGTACCCATTCCATCTTCAGATCCAGTTGAAACAGAAACATTATCAATATATTCATTTGCTCCAGATATCTTTTTACTATAACTTCCGGAATATTCCTCTCTAGTTTTTCCTCTAGTTTTAAAATCATAACCAGATTTATTTTCTATTTCTCTTTTCTGCTGATACTGTTCTTTTGTTTGTCCAGAAACTACTTGAGTATGATTTCCTTTTATATTTAAATCACTATTTTTTCCTATTTCTGTTTTTACATTTCCTTCTAAAAATAAATTACAATCTCCATAAATATGTACATTATTATCTTCTAACACTATTTCATACTTATCACCCATAATTCTCGTTACAGCAGAACCATCTGGATTAATCTCTTCCAGAGTTCCTGTTCTATGCATTTTAACTAATCTTTCATTACCAGGAGTATCATCAACTTCAAATAAGTGTCCAGATTCACTTTCTTCTGCTCTATTATAAGGATATACAGAATAACCACCCGGAACAGGCTCTACTTTATTAATTATAGGATCATGATCATCAGCAGTAGGAGGATCTGCTAAATCAGGATCATCAGGATCATCTAAAAAAGTTTTAGTAATAATTGCAGATTGCCAAGCAGGAGGTAATTCTAAAATCTCCATATCAAACTCATCAAGAGCATTAACATTTCTACGAATTCTATGAAACTGAGTAGTATCTAAATGTTCTCCTCTTACTAATCTATGTACATTGGTTGAACCAAGAAATTTATATTCTGCTTCATCTGCCGATGTTACATCATCTACTGTTACTGGAGGAATTAATGCTGTCTGTCTAGGATAAAATTTATCTTTATCCTCAACTGATTCTGTTGTAACAGAAAATCTAAGCGGCCATGCTATTTTAGGATCGTCATCAGTTAATCTTTCATCTTTCATAAAGGTAAAAGTTAATTTTTGAGGTCTAGATAAAAAACTAATTCCACTATCTTTAAATCCTTCTACATCATTTACAACTTCTCCTTCTTCTGTTAAAACAACTTCAACACTTTCTACCGCTTCTTCTTCTGTTCCTGCTTCTGTTATAACTTGAATCGTAACTGCTTCTTCTTCTATTAATTCTTCTTCTTCTTCAAATTCTGGCAATTCTGGCCTTTCCTCAACAAAACCATAATTAGTAACACCTAATATCATTGGCTGTTGTGCATTATCTTGATCTCTGAAAAAACCAAGAACCCATGTTCCCTCAGTCAAACCTACAGGAGATGATTCCTGTGATATACTAACTGGCATCATTGGATATGCCCACGGCAAATCTTCTGTTGGAATTAAATTTTTATCTTCTGTATGATATCCTAAAATTCGTACACGATATCTTCCTAATTTAAGAGGATCAATTCTATCTTCAACTACCCCAAACCACCAGCAAAATTTTTCAAGACCTTTCATATTTAATAATCCCTCTGATAAGATTCTTTAACTATTTCTAATACAGTAATAAAATCATTTTGTGTTATATTATGTCTAACAGCAGTAATTAAATAATTTCCAGTATATATTTTATCTTGTTCTCTTGATTCAAACGATATATCACTAAATTCTAAATTAATAACATCTCCTATCATTATATCAACAGTTCCTACAATTTCTAATTCTAATTTAATAGATTCGATCTGTTGTAATTGTGATATTCTAGATTGTTTCCATAATTCTGAAAAATCATCTCTATTCGGTTTCGGATTATACATCATAAAAGAATCACTTTTAAAATTATTAGACGAAGATGATAAATCTGCTAATGGATCTAAATTTAAATGTTGATGTGGATAAACTGATCTATGAGTAGGTCCTCCACCAGAATTATCAAATGAACTCTTATAATTATATTCTACTGTATTATATTTTCTAGAAAGAAGATCATGAGATAACATTTTATTAGCATACATTCCGTTTAAAACATTATCTAATAAACTGGATCCCTTAACAACATCTAATTTAGAAATCCATTTAGTAATCATTAAAGCAGTATGATCAGTTGTATCTCGTGGAGATAAATTCCATACTAGTCGATAATCTGAATTTCTTTCATTAGCTCTTAATTTTCCTATTTTAAATAAAGTTTCTAATGATTTAAACTTAAAGCCCCGTAAAGTATCATAAAATAAAAAACTAGATCCTCTATTTCCTAAAGACATTGATCTAGAAGATAACCAATGAATAGCTTTAAAAGGACTCCAATTCGGAATAACAATATCACTAATATTTCTAGTGTCTTCTACTTCAATAACAGATAAATTAACATTACCAAAATATTTTCTTCTAAAATCTACTGTAAACTGAGTCCATATATTATACACAATAGAACTGTTTGTCTGATTTTTATAAGATTTAGAAATTTTAGTTTCTGAATCTACCATTTTTTCCGCTGAAATAAAATTTAAAGTATAAATTAATGCATTTGTTCCTACTTCTTTTCTATCAGATACTTCATAAATTTGAAAAACCTTATTGATATATTCATTTGTATAATCACTTCTCAGTCTTAC